AATCAGAATCAATGGATTATCGTATTCCTCAGATACTAAAATTATTTGGAGATACTGATCCAATAGATACTGCCACAATTTTGACACAAGTTAGAACTGCTCCGATCAGCGGTATGCGTGTGCATGCAACAGGGCCAGGGTCCGAGCTCATTAATCCTAATGGCGCGGTAAGCGTACGTTATTCAGGATATGCAGAAGATGGTTTTATTGAAGGTAGTCAACGAGAAAGAATATTGTACATGAACCGTGATAAGTTACCTGGTGACTCGGGCGATTATCCGCAATCTATGTTTGGTGGAGAACAAGTAAATCGTCATGAGTTTCAGATACCGAATGAGCAAGATACGTACATTGTCGGTTGGACGCGGCTCACGGACCGTTTTGGTTTTGTGCCACCAAAAGTTGCAGGACCTGAGACACAAATAAATATTAGACAGACAACTAAAGAATTAAATAAAAACAAAAGAAGTTTGCAAGGTTTGTATGCTGAAGCAAGAAATAAAATAGGACGATTAGCTAATCAACGAGGAATGAGTGCAGCAGACCTTAATGATATACTACTTGATTTTGGGGGAGATACTCCTAAACTATCTATTATAGCAAAATATGCTGATCAGTTAGATGAGGTAAGCCCAGGTTTAGTTAATCAAATGGATGAACTTGTTGTTAGGAATAACGAGTTACAAGAACAAATAAATAAAGCATCAGGCATTGATCCGAGTGGCGTGGTTCGTGTCACGTATGCGGATGAAATACAATCAGATATTTTACAAGCAGCAGCCATGCGTAAACAGCAACTAGCCGCGGCTCTTCGTAAGATACAAGAAGAGGGAAAAGCATCAACAAACCTACAAGGTCTTAACCGTGTAGCAGAGGCTACTATTAATTTTTTTGAAGAAAACAAATCAGTTTTTAGACCATTAGAGAAATCGCCTGAAGAAATGAAATTACTAAATCAACAGATGGTAAGACTTGATGAGGAGGTAGATGAGTTAGTTAATAAATATATTGCAACACGTGAGCTTGATGATGCAGAGTTAGCTAAACTCGGAACATTGTTAAATGATAACATTGACAAGATGTTAAACGAAGTAATGACAATTGATGGCGCTACTATGTCAGGATTGTTTCCTGATCTGCCACTGAAGAACAGAGAAGAGTGGGCAGATGCTTTAATTAAAAAAGATTTATATGAACTAGCGTACAGAAAATATGTGTTGAAAGATCCAGACGCATCCGATTACTACGCAACAGCAACTTCTAATCCTGTTATTGAAAGATATGGTTTTAATGGTAATGCCGCTACACCGAAGGAATTACGTGATATTGATAAACAAGAACGTTTTGACATATTTAAAAGAAATGGAGAATTTAAAAGTTCTAAATATAAAGGTATTGGGATGGACGAGTTTTATGGTGGACCAAATACGGTTGATGAAAAGGGTAAACACTACACATCTACTATAGAGAAAATATTAAAGAAGCAGGCAAAAGAAAATAACTCAGAAGTTATTACTATGCCTGTACAGGTAAAAAGAGGGTCAAAAGCACAATACAGAGTTACTGATCAAAATGGCAATATGGTAGCAACATTAACAAATGAAGATCAAGCTAGAGAATTACTAAGAACAAATCCAAATTATCAGATTAAGCCTATTTCTATTCCTGATAAAAAATCAATGGAGCCAGTTTTCGCTATCAAGATTACTGAAGAAATGTTAGAATCATTTGCGACACATAAAGCCAAAGGTGGACTTGTGTCTAATATTGATATATTTGAGGTAGCATAATGGCAGTTGAAAAACCAATAGGGGAACCAAACACAGACATTGAAATAGAAGGAGTTACAATAGAAACTCCAGATATGGAGATAGAAGCAGTTGAAATGCAAGAAGATGGATCCGCTATTATAAATCCTGAACCAGAAATGGAAGAAGTACAGTTTGATTCAAACTTAGCTGAATACATAGACGACGATGAATTAGGAAGAATATCTAGTACTCTTATTGAAGATTACAAAAATGACAAAACATCTAGAGAAGATTGGTATGAGTCCTATCGTAAAGGTTTAGACTTATTAGGATTCAAGTATCAAGAAAGAACACAGCCTTTTACAGGAGCAAGTGGTGTTACACATCCTTTGCTTTCTGAATCCGTTACACAATTTCAAGCACAGGCATATAAAGAATTATTACCTTCAGGAGGACCTGTAAGAACACAGATTATAGGAACACCTGACACAGAAAAAGAACAACAAGCTGAGAGAGTTCGTGATTTTATGAACTATCAGATTATGCATGTCATGGAAGAGTTTGATCCTGAGCTGGATCAAATGCTTTTTTACTTACCATTAACAGGTTCAACATTTAAGAAAATTTATTTCGATGCGACTCTTGGAAGAGCTGTATCCAAATTTATACCAGCAGATGATTTAATTGTTCCTTATCTTTCTACTGATCTACTGTCAGCAGAGAGAGTTACACACGTTCTTCGCAGAACAGAAAATGAAATTAAAAAAATGCAAGTCATCGGTATGTACCGTGATATTGACATACAACCTTTTTACGAAGACTCACGTATTCAAGAAACAAAAAATAGAATAGAGGGAACTCAAAATACTAATTACAATAATGATAATTATACACTATTAGAAATACACTGTGATTTAGATTTACCTGGGTTTGAAAATCAAGATGGAATTAAACTTCCATACATCGTTACAGTTGATGAAGGTTCAGGAAAAGTTTTATCTATATATAGAAACTATGCAGAAGATGATCCTTTTTATAAAAAGAAACAATATTTTGTACACTATAAGTTTTTACCTGGGCTTGGTTTTTATGGCTTTGGTCTTATCCACATGCTCGGGGGTCTCTCCAGAACTGCCACGGCAGCACTTAGACAACTTATTGATGCAGGTACATTGTCCAATCTCCCTGCGGGTTTCAAGGCTCGTGGATTGCGAGTTAAAGACGACGATACTCCCCTCCAACCAGGAGAGTTCAGAGATGTAGACGCACCTTCAGGAGATCTACGTTCAGGTCTTATGCCTTTACCTTACAAAGAACCAAGTGCAACGTTATTTCAATTACTGGGATTTGTTGTACAAGCTGGTCAACGTTTTGCCACAATTGCTGATCAAAAAATTGGTGATAGTGTTGCAGCAAATGCCCCTGTTGGAACAACAATGGCTCTTATGGAAAGAGGATCTCGTGTTATGTCCGCTATCCACAAGAGATGTCATTACGCACAGAAGATTGAATTTCAATTATTAGCTAAAGTATTTAAAGAATTTACAGAACCTTTTTATCCGTATGATGTAGGACAAGATGTTGTTCCTAGTGTTAAGTCAACAGACTTTGATGATCGTGTTGATATTATGCCTGTATCAGATCCAAATATATTTTCTATGTCTCAACGTGTTACGTTGGCACAAACACAATTACAATTAGCACAAACAAATCCTGAAATGCATAACTTGTATGAAGCTTATAAAAGAATGTATCAAGCTTTAGGAGTTACAGACATACAAGGTATCTTACCTGTGCCACAGTCTCCAACACCAAAGGATCCTGCAATTGAAAATGCTAACGGTCTATCTATGATGACTCTTACAGCATTTAGAGGACAAGATCATCAAGCACACATTAGTGCACATAGAACTACGATGTCTTCTCTTTTAGTTAAAGGAAACCCTCAAGTAATGACAATTTTTCAAACTCATATTCTTGAACATGTGTCTATGTTGGCTCGAGAAGAGATTGAAGCAGCAAATGCTGAAGCAATACAGCAAGAAGCAGCAAAATATGGCGGTGAATTACCTCCACAGCTACAACAACAGTTCCAACAAGTGATAGAAACTCAAGTTGCAGCTAAAATTGATGAATATTTAGAAGAAATGTTCTTAGATGAGTTACAAGAAACGCAAAGTCAAGGTCAAGATCCGTTAGTCGCGCTTAAAGAACAAGAAATACAGCTTAAAGCAAGAGATATTCAACGAAAAGAGCAAAATGATCAAGGAAGATTAAGCATTGATCAACAAAAATTACAGCAAACAGCTGAAATAGCTGAAGATCGTATACAATCTCAAGAAGATATTGCTCAATTACGTGCAAATGTTAATTTAACTAAAGCAAAAGAACCTAAAAAAATAGATGAACAAAGGAATATACGTTTTGATAATTAAAAATCAAACTGCAGAGGATAAACTAACTGGTTTTTTTGATATGCTTATGAATATTGT